ATTATCTACGTTCCACTGATTAACTTTACGATTACTGTCAAGAATAGCAACAAATCCATTTGCCGCAGTTGTTGGATTTGATTGACCCGCAACTAATCCAGGAGCAATGCTTAAAAGGTCTGTGTAGTATCTACCACCAACTACTAGTGGGTTGGAGGAGTTGTCTCCGACAAACAATCTACCACCTTTATTGCCGTGCGTTCCGACCCCAATCGTAAGACCAGGTTCCCCATAGTTAAGAGTTGTCGGAGCAATGGTTCCTGTGGATCTTTTAAATCTAATTATACTTGCCATTAAAAGATACCTCCGTCAATGTTCAAATTTTGGGTATTTCCTGGTGTTAAATCTAAAGTTGCTTCCCACTTAGAGATTGCAGAATTATATACTAGAACCATACCATTCAATAAACCTCCACTAGTACTAACATCATCCAATGTACTTAAATTTCCCCCACCATTACCAGAAAAAGACGTTTTAACTTTAATTATACTTGACATTAAAAGATACCTCCATCAATGTCTAAATTTTGGGCATTGTCTGATGTTAGATCTAAAGTTGCTTCCCACTTAGATGTCGAAGAATTATATACTAGAGTCATACCATTCAATAAACCTCCACTAGTACTAACATCATCTGATCCACTTAATAGAGTTTCGACGCCACTACCAGAAAAGAACGGTATAACTTTGAGTGCATTTTGAGATCCAGCTCTGACTCTTATGTTTGCCATTTTTGTTAACCTGTAGTAATTCCAGCAGTAACGAGTGCGCTACCTTCAACGACTCTGGTTTTTATTAATCCATCATTTAATAATACATCATAACAATATCTTCCTGGTTTTAAACCCGATGTTATCGTTGACCCCAAAGATAATCTCAATGCTCCATAATTTGGGCTAGGAAAAGAAACAACAAATGTGGCAGCAGTGGAACTAGATGAGGGATGCTTCTTCATTTTTGAAGTAGCAGTATATCCAGTCAAATTTAATGGTGTATTCGAAGTAGTCTCAAGATAAAATGTCTGAGTAAAATCAGATCCAACATCAATTACTATGTTACTAACATATGCTGCCATTGAATGTAAATATATTACTTTCTAATATATTTATCATTTAGATAATATTAATTTATTTAATAAATCTTTTATTTCGTCAATATCATTTTTGATCTTTATTACATCTTCTTCTATTTGTTTTGATTTTTTAATTTCATTCATTTTATCTTCTTTTATTTTTAGATATTTTTGATAGTCAAGACTTGAGCAATTAATAATTGCATTAGTTTTTTCGTCCCTAAACAAAAAATTATGATCTTTTACTGGTATCATGATTTTGTTGCAATTACTCTTAAATCTTTAATTTTTGGATACAAAGCTTGATTTGTTCCAGACATTAAAATTTTAATTTGAAGTCCATTAAATAAAGGAAGAGCATCTGCCGTAAACTCATAACTTCCAAAATCATTAAAGTTTATAGAAGGAATAACTAAATTATCCGGTAAACTATTATTATCTTTTTCATTTATTATATTTCCATTATTGTCTAAATTTGTATATCCTGGAAATAATTCAAATGCTTGTTGTTGTGATGATGTATCATCTCTCAGAATTCTATACATTACTCTAATATCACTAGATGCATCTCGATAAGCATCAAATAGTACTTTTAAACTATCCGCAGATTGTTTTAATTTAATAATTTTTGAAACATAAATCGCTGCATGTGGGTCATCAGTTAAACTATTTACTCTAGAATCTGTAACATAATTATCTACTGGTTTATTTAATCTTGTCATTATTGTAATAATATTAGTTCGATCTAAGTCAATCATTGGTGATACTTTTGGATCACCAGTCGAAAGTAACATTTCTAAAGTAAATGATTTTGCCCCTGGATAATTCGATAATCTTGCTGTTTCATTTATTTTTGAAGAAATAATTCTTGGTGATGTTAAAATATTATCAGAATTTAAAGAAATATCTTGATAACCTTGATCTACGAATGATATTTCAGTACCATCCGCACTTGTTCCTGAAAATGTTCTTATTTTGGAACTAATTTCTGTAGTTTGTGGTAATAGTGTTTGAATATTTGGTCTTATAATATTAAATTGAATATTTTGAGATGCTTTTGGTCCTTTTGTAGATCCAACAACAGGAGAAAATGCTTCATATGTTCCTCCTGATTTTGTTTCATTAAAAAATAATTCAGAAAAACCATTTACATTACCGGTAGATCTATCTAAACCTCCAGTAGATTGGTCTAATGCTATACTATATTCATCCAAATCAATATTATAAGATCCAGAAATTGTATGAGTTTTATTTATTCTTTTTAAAGAAACACCATTTAATTCATATTTAAACACTAATTGATTAGCATCATATGACTCTAGAATAGTACCTCTGACGATTCCGGTTATAGTATTTGTTGCCACATTTGCCGATGTATATCCAACAATTTCATCTTTAATTAATATGTAACCCGTATTTCCTGCACCTACTGGAATATTTTCAAACGTTGTAAGTATTCCAACGGAAGAAGTAAATGAAATATCAGCAGTTGAAGTATTACTATAAGATGTTGCTAATTTTAATGGTGCTAAATCTGGTTCAATTCCACTTAAAATTACTTTATTTTGAGGAGAATACATTCCATGATTATTATGATTTACTTTAAATCGTAATCCGTCTTTAATTTCGACAATAGATGTTATGCTAGAATTAGATATAGTTGCAATTCCGGAAGATCCTTCATATTGAAGATATTTTGTCGGATCTGTGTCATTTATTTTTCCTTGAATATTGTCAACAATCAAACTATTTACTGATGTAATAATACCAGTAGTATTTGGAATACTTAAAATGAGATTCTTTCCAAGATTTCCTGTATTTGTTGATGCAACACTTAAAATATCACCAACAGCATAACCAGTTCCTCCAATAGAAACTGTTGCTGCTATTGCTACTCCATTATTTACAGTCAAATTTACTTTAGCCCCTCTACCAAAACCACTAATACTAATCAAGTCTACATTTGAGAATACTGTAGTCGTATATCCCGTTCCTGGATTTGTTATTACCAATGTTCCAGTTGTTCCTGTACTGATACCACCAAGAACTTTTACTAATTTTGAAGAAAAATTAGAATTATTTTTTTGTGTAATTTTAACACCAGAAGAAAGATTTTGTTGATCAGACGATGAAATACTAGTCCCAATACCAATAAAACTCGATTTAGAATACATTTGAATTGGATTTGATCTCAGCGATACAACTTGATCATTTCCGATGTCTAAATTTGGATTATAAAATCTCACAGATCCAGCATCAGTTACAAAATTTGCACGATAAATTGTTAATTTCAAATCTTCAAGTTGACTTGGATCCCAAGTAGAACCATTTTGGGATTTAAATAATGACCCCAAAAGTGGTTGTTGTGAAACTATTATTTTTTCTGCTTCTGGTCTTGAAAGTGTAGAAATGTCCGTTTCTGTCATTCTAGAAATCCAAACATTGTATTCGTCAGATGCAGATAAAAGAACTACAGAATAAGAATTTGATGTTTCAAGATAAACTGGAGATGGAAATGTAAATGTGGTTGGAATTGAAGCATCATCAGAGATAGATACTTGATCTGGATTTAAAATAACTTCACCAAAAGGCAAAATTGTTTGAGTAGGAAGTCCAGTATTCATAGTTCTAACTTGTAAAGTAACTGGAAGATTGTTTGTTGATTTGGATTGAAAATAAATATCACATTTAGTTATAAATACACCATTCGAATCCGCAACTTCAAATGATTGTGCAAGTGGATCTACCCATCTTGTTTGTGTTACTGTGCGATTTGAAAATGTAGTATTTGATACTAATCTTGTATCAGTTTCTGTAGTTATTCTATCATCGGTTCTAGTATTTCTTGATATATCAGCATTTCTGATACGTAATGTTGTTGCTTCTACATTATCTAATGTTCCACTAGAAGAAAAACTAGTTTCGCCTGAACTTTGTGCGGAACCAGAAACTGTTGAATTTGTAGAACTTGTAGTTAATGTAAGAGTTTTTGTTCCTGTCGTAAATACTGGTGCCGATGGAGAAATTGGATCTGGTATAAAAAATGATCCAATAAACGTACCGGCATTATCACTAATTAATCTTAAATTGTTAATATTTGCTATTGCGCCACTCGATTGTCCAATCAATTTCATTCCTACTGCAATGCATCCATAAAAACTCGAATCCGATTGTAGTTCTAAACTTGCCGTATCAACATTTAACAAATTGGTAGTTGAAGAATAAGAAGAAGAAATTATACTAGTTGTATCGTATGGATTTGATACATACACTTCTGATGGATTATTATAAGGTCCATACTTATGATTTTGTGTCGATAATCTAAATTTAATGGTTTTTGATCCCAATACACCAGTAATAGTTTCTCCATTAATAAAAGTTCCACTAGACATAGAAACTTCTAATAGTTTTGGTATTACATAATTTGTAATGTCAATATTGTCAAAAAATGCATAAAATTGACTATTTGGTTTGAGCCTTCTTGCTATCATTTCAATATTTCTAGATCTCATATATGTTAAAATTTCTCTAGAAATTACTTTATCTCCAAGATTTGTTGTGTTAAATCTTTCGGAAACTCCAAATTGAATTCCATTTCTTGTTTGATTTCTTGTTGTAATTGATGTTTGATTTGAAAAATTAATAAAACTATCTTGAAATGTTTGTGCTGTGGTGATTGGGATTCCAAAGTTTTGTCCATCATTTGTAAATCCACCACTTTGAAATGAGGATTCGGAAAGTAAAGATGTTCCAGTTTGTGACGAAAAAACTGTTGGACCTTGAGATTGTTGTATTCCCGTCCAAGTGGTCTCCCAAGATCCCCAATCGACTGGCGATAATCCAGTATTTGTGTCAACACTTAGTTGTTGTATTGCAGAATTATAAGAACCTTCAATATCTGCAGTTTTCTCTGTTTTTCTAGTTTCAATCCAAGTATCTGACGAAGGATTTAATTCAATAGTACCTATCCAATTTACAACATTAAATGGATTTACATTTACGAATCTAGTTGCGTATTTATTTTTAACATATTCAACATCAGTATATTTCAAACATACAACATCACCAACTCTTGTGATATTTGGGGAACCAAGATCATTTACAAATCTTAAATCTGCATTTGGGTCAAAAACATTTCCAATACCAATTATTGATTCTGACCCTAATAAAAGATCAATACTTGTAGTATATGGTTGTGGTTTTAATTCTCCAGAATTTGCATCAATACTACTTCTATATAAACGATTTGAAATATCCCCACCATTATATGATTTAAAATTATCTACAAAAAAACCACATTTAAACCTATCTAATTGTGTGGTTTTATCTCTAATTGTTAAATTTTGAGTATCAGTTTCAAGTAAAGACAAAGAAGTGTAATATTCCACATTCGAAAGTCTTTTATCAAGACTTGATATATCTTGCATTCTATATCTTTTATGAGCTGCTAAACTTATTTTTGCGCTAGATGCATTAAATAAATATGCAGGTAAATATACTGTTCCTATTTCTAATGAAGAATCCAGACCATTTGGAACTTTTGGTGCGAGTGAAGGAACACCTTTATTGATAATAAATGCCCCATCTTTATCTAAGAAAATTCTATCTATTCTAGATAGGTAATAATCATAAGATAGATTTATATTTTTATTTTTTGCAAAAATATCAGTAGATGATCCATTTAGTGGTTCAAATATTCTTGATTGGAAATCAAATGGTGATAGAGATCCGGAATAACTAGATACCTTTGGTCTGCAATCTAGAACATCTGTTAATCTAATTCCATCAACAAATGATATATCTTGATCATATCGATCTTTATCATATGAATTTACACCAACAAAATCACCAGTGTCTGAAGAACTTATAGTATAATAATTGTAAATTATTTTAATTTTTTTAGATGGGGCAACACTATCGGACTTTCTTATAATTCTTGAATAATCTAAATATTCCGATCTTTGCCCATCATCAAATATATAATTATTTTTTATATTTTTATCACCGGGAAATTGAAAAGAGACAGATGCTTGAATTTGTGATTCTTGAAAAATGATGGTTTCATTTATTGAAAATAAATTTTCATTTAAATAAACTATATCAATTTGATTTGTTCCTACAGATGATACTAATATTGCTACTGCTCCACTAGATTTTCCTATAATTAATTCACCTTTTACTGAATTTAAAACATTTGATGTTAAATTTATAAGTTGTAAATATGGTAAGGATGGATCTCCTGTTGTTGATGATTCAACAACTGCAATAACATTCGAAACATCTGGAATATTTAAAGAAATTTCTTTATCTTGAACTCTAATACCATATATCGAACTATAAGCCAATCCGTCATTAAGTGTAGTTCCACCGATACCAGAACCTTGAGATGATGACTTGTTAACAATTAGTGATGAACATCTATTAAAAATTTTCTTTTTAGTTTTAGCATTTATTTTATTTAAAGTGTAAGTAAATGTTGCTAATCCATTTTGACTTATATTAAATAATCTATTATTTTGAAGATCAACTTTTTGATTTGAAAGTGTTTCTATTGTTCCATTAGAAAATGTTAAATTATAATCTTCTTCATCAAATGGAACAAATGTTAAATCTGCAGAAGTTAATAATGAAGATAAATTGGTATATCCATTATTAGTAATTGTAATCAATATACTTCTTCTTATTGTGATATCGGATCCAGTTAAATTTAAGTTGGCAATATTTGATTTATTTAATTTAGAATATAGAGACACGTTTGTAGTATTTAAAACTTCAAGTGTAACTTTTTTGAGATCATTAGTCGTAATTGCAGAACTTGGAAGAGATCCAGAACAAATTCCAGAAATAGATGGCAATGCTACAATTTGCAAACTTTTGGAAGAGGTGCTGATTTGATTTACTTGATTATAAACGGGTAAACTTTCTCCCTGTTTGCTGTAAGAAATGATATCACCTGTGTTTATTCCAATATAAAAATTCTGATTTGAAGTTGTAACTGTACTAATTCCACCAGAATTTGCCGAAATAGTAAATTGTGTACCAGTTGGTGCAATTGATATTTGATTGGAAAGTAATGGATCTCCAGTAAAACTTACTCCATTTCCAACTAATTGGTGAACATCGGAAAAATTATAGTCTCTAATATTGACAATTGTTCTTTCTGTAGTTTCGTTTATTTCTATTGTTTCTTCTTTAATAAAAGAACCAGAAACTTGATACAATTTCATAATATTTGATGAACTCATACTATTCACAAGATAACCAGTTGCTCCGCTATTTTTGCCTTTAATAAATGCTGGCAGTGTTTGAGATAATGTTGCATTTAATGTTAAAATTGTATATGTTTGTATATCATACAATGATATTTCAAATTGAGTGATTGCATTGGCATATGGAGCATTTTTTAATTTAAGATCATAAACTCTAGAAATTCCAATTTGTTCTCCTGAAGATATACCAGCAGTTGCAGTTCTTCCATTGTACAGATTTACATACGATGTTGTACCAAAACCAACTGGAATAGAACCGGTCACGTTATTTAAAACTATTTGTCTGCCAAGATTAAACGGGATTGCTTGATTGTAATCAGTGTCTGTAGTTCTTGGTTTTTCTAAATCAATTATTGTATTATTAATGGTTTCTACTTCATAACCTCTTATGTAAGCTTTTCCTGGGCTTACTGAAAGGCAAAGTAAATCTTTGGATACTTGATTTCCTTGTTTTGTTTTTTGATTTTCAAAATATATTCCATTATTTCCAGTTCTATTATTTAAACATTCTTTTGGTACTATATCAAATGACTTAATGTAATAGTCACCACTTTCGTCATATGTTCTTCTTGCCAATTCATCACGAATTAAATTGTAATTTGTATTTTTTACAAATTTTTGCAATAAACCATTTTCTACTCTTAAAAGTTCAATAAAATTTTCATCATTAAAATCTTCAATATTTTTTTTAATTAATGATGTAGATATTTTTAATCTATCTGCTCCTGGAGCCGCATAATTTGAAAAACCTTGGGCATTATCAAATAAATCAAGATATTCATCAGATGCTACAACTATTTCTTCATTAATTAAAAGTCCTACTCTGTAACTTGGCACATTTGTATATTGGTCAAGTATTATTGTTTCTTTGTTTATATTTACAAAAAAACCACGAATAAAATAAATACCTTCTTCGATTTTAGCAGCAGAACCAATAGCAGTAGAATTTGAAAGTATTGTTGTCGCAAATGTTGTTCCAGTTCTTATTGTTGATAGTGAATAAGTAATATCTTCTAAAGTAACTAAATTTTCTCCATCTACAAATGTATTTGTGGTAAAATCAGTTTCACCGGAACTTTGATATTTAATATAAAGGGTATAGTTATTATTTTCGGAATCCGAACTATTAATATAAGTTTCTACCTTTGCTTTAACACCACTAATTTCACCTTGAATTAATTTTCCAATCAAACTTTCAATATAAAGAGAAACTGGAAGACCCAAATGTGATTCATCTATTTGAATGCAAGTATACTCGGAATCGTATGCTATTTGTCCAGGAATGACCATTGCACCTTCTTTGAATAAGTGCTTACCAAACTTTTCAATTTGGTTTTGTAGTATTGATTGTAATGTTGTTAATTCTCTAGCTTGTATTGGAGTTCCGGGTTTAAATAAAACTCTTTGATAATTATTTGAATCAGAAAAATCATCAAAATATGGTGATACATTTAAATTGGTGTTTTGTGGCATTTTCTTTTAAAATTCCAATACGATTTTTACATCTTCTTTTTGACTAGAAGATCTGGGAATTGCTGATCTATTATCTATGTATATGATTTCTCCAGACCTTTTATTGTATTCTGCTGATGCAATACCGGAATTAAAAGTAATTCCAAGTTGATATGTTCGATTATTTATGATTGTCGATATACCACTAAATCCAGAACTAATTGATAATGGTGTAGTTCCATTCATAGATGAACCAGTAATCAATAAACTACCACCAGACCCAGGAGATGAAGTAAATTTATTTATTTTATATCCAACACCAGTTGTTCCTAATCCAACTGGTTGGTAATATTTAAGAACTCCTGTAATGTTATCCCAAGATGCTACAAAACCAATTGCAGTAGATCCAGTGCTAATAGTTTGAGTAATCGTAGAATCTACAGCATAGGTTGTTGCGGTGGTTGCACTTCCGGTAAACTTAAGAGCACTAAGACCACTCACCAAAGAAGTATTTAAAATTTCGGTATTACTTCCTAATATTGTAGGATTTTTGATAATACCAACTCTTGCAAAATCATTACCAGAAATAATATCAGGATTTGATTCTAAAGTTTCATATCTAGAATATACAAGAACACGATATGCTCCTAGTTCTCTGTAAATATCATATCCATGCCCACCTTTTGGTGGTATGATTACATCAAATGTGGCAAGTGATGTGGCACCTATTCCTGTATTTAATAAAGATGTTGTAAGACCTGGAGCACCTGGAGAGAATTGGATAGTTGCATTTGTATATCCTTGCCCTCCATCAGTAACATAAACATCCATAACTTTTCCAAAAGAATCAGTAGTTACAGTTACTTTACCATCAGAACCATCTCCTAAAATTGGTATATTTGTAAATGTCGAAGATGCTGGTTCGTAATTATTTCCTCTTTGTTTAATGACAACTGAATGTATTTTTCCATCTATAGAATTTTCTTTAATTGATATACTCTCTCCAACTATTCCCCAATTTTCTGGAACAGGTATAAATTCAATTGAATCAAACTTTACAATTTCCGATGGTTTAATTGTATAAAGATATTTCCAAATATATCCATCTCCACTTGTTCCTGCTGCTCTTTGTTCTAAATCAATAAAAGATGGTTCATCATATGAAGGTCTTCCGTTTGGATTTTCTGGATCTGTTCCATTTTGAATGCAAATATAAACTCTTAAATCTTCATTAACTACATAGTAATTTGCTTGATATAAACTTGATTGTTGTGTTACTGGTGTTTTGTTATAAATATTATAATCATTTCTATACATTTCATAAGTTGTTCCAGCAGTCCAAGTAACTTTTCGAATCATTCTACGAACATCATCCGTAGTAACTTGTTTCATTGCAATTATTGTATCTTTGATGTCATTTTCTTCCTTAAATCCGTCCAATGGAGATGGCCCAGTGTTCCAAGTAGATGATCCTCCGGCTAAAGGATTTGTAGAATTTGGTTGTCCAATAAAAGTATAATAACGATTAAAAGTTTGTCCAATACCAATAAAACTTTTAACAAAGGTTTCGGCATTTAATATTCTAAATTGGTCAGATATAATAGCAGGCATTTTATTTGATATTTATGTTTATTTATTTACTTTTAAACAAACCTCTTGTTCTTGTAACTTCCGGAGCAGTCGAAAGTCCAATTAAACCATTATTAGTGTTTAATGTAAATTCTTTTGGAGAACCAAGTGATCTATTTTGATAATCATATATCTTACCCCAACTATAATTTCCATAATAACCATTTGTTGTTATTCCAGGATTTATCGTAAAATTAATTCCGGACCCTGTTGATGGATTGGGAAGAAATGTACAAGTAACAGTCACTATTCCTACTACAGACGAATTGATTGGTTTTTCTACTATATCGGCACGATATAATCCATCAATAAATGAAGTTGCAGTACCAACAACTTCCCAAGAAGTAGAATTCGTAGTTATTCCGGTTAAGGAATGTCCACACTGAACATTACTATTATATATTATGAAATAATCTCCTGCCGAAATTCCACTTGAATTTATATTATAACTATTAAGAGCAGAATACCCTATTCCTAATTGAGTATTATCATAAGATTCGGTTTTTAATTTAATTTTTATTTTTGGTATAGTTGAACCGATACTAATGCTGGTATCGATACCCACTATAATACCAAAATCACCCTTTGCCTTGATTGATTCGATTTCTTCTATTTTTGTTTTTTCTGATTCAATTAATACTTTTGGTGGATTTGCTTGATTATATCCAAAACCGGGATTTGTAATTATGATAGAAGTTACAATTCCAGATGTTGCATCTGAAATTGCTGATGCAAAATTATAAACAGGAACAGAATAAATTGAAGTGGCCCCAGATCCAACAGAAATATATCTATCTTCAACAATTGAATAATTAATATCTTTTAATACATTTGATTGATTTGTGGATCTCTGAGTCCAATTTTGAAGATTAAATGAATAATATAATATTCCATTTGAATCTAATAATGTATATAAGTCGTAATATGAATTGTAATGTATATTTGTAAAATTACCAGAAATATTGGGAGTAATCTGCACCCAACTAGTTCCATTGGTAGAAGTTCTAATTTCGGAATTGTTACCAACAGTTATAAATTGAGATCCAGTCCAAATAACTTTATTTAAATTTTCTCCTGTAATATTATTAGAACTCCAAAATGTTCCTACATCACTTGTAATAACTGTTCCATTATTTCCAACTGCAACAATAATATTTCCTATAGAAATTGATTTTAAATCATCAATTGTATTTGATGGTTTTTTGACAAATTCTGTACTACCAAATCCAACTGCAGAAAAAATTGCACCACCACAACCAACAGAAATCCATTTATCTGTAGATGATGAATATTTAATGTCGGTCAATGATGAAATATAATTACTTAATGATCTAGTTACAATACCAAATTGAGAAGTTTCTTCGTATTTATTGTATTCGGTCCAAGAAGATATCGTTACACCAAATCCAATAGATCTTACAATCTTACCTTTTTCTCCAACAGCAATATAATAATTTGTAGAACCCAATCCAACAGAATTGAAGGAAATCGTTTTACCATACCCAATATTTGTTATTGTATTAAATGATATTCCATTTGTTGTAATTGCTACTATTCCACTTTGTCCAACAGACACTATAGGATTTCCAATAGTAAATGATAATAATGAGGTATTTGTCGATAATCCACTCGTAGGCAACCAATTTAATATTGGATCTTTACTTTCGACTGATATTGTTGATATTAAAACTTTTGGAGAAATTGTCGATGCATATCCAATACCTCCAGTAGAAATTGCAATAGAAGATATTGTATTTGCAATTGATACAACTGCTGTTGCAATTCCTGCTTCTGTGTCTTTATTTTCAATTATTAATACATTTCTGTCTGCTTCTTCTATTAAATCAATATCAGTAAATAAAGGATATGCATTATTTACATATATTGACGTATCTGTAGCACTTAAGTTTTTAATAATTCTAGTTGTGGGTCTAATCGTTGATATTAAACTTGGTCTTGCTTTAGAAACTAAAGAACCAAGAATAACTCTATCTTCTGTTTGTTTTGTCCATTTTAATGGTCTAAATTTATCCGGATTTGTATTGATTCCAATACTATCATAATTATAAGTATCAAGTTGATCTGATGCAACAATTTTTTTAACTACTCTTTCAAACTGTTCTCTATCTAAATTATCGTAAATATTTTCTCCAATTTGAACAATATCCCCCTCTTTAATTGTTTTTGGCGGAATAATTGTTTCAACATCTAAAGAAGAACCTCTGTAAAATATAACAGAACATTTTGAGTTTATTTTTGGTGGTTCATTAAAAAATATTCTAGAACCAGAAAATGTGTAAGATTCTCCTGGTACTTGAAGTACATCATTCAAGAATATAAAAATATTATTTTGTAATATAATATCAGACCCAAAATTCTTTTTTAAATCAACTATTTCAGTATTTCCACTACTAGTTTGTGTTAATGTAAATTTTTTGCGAGATCCATTAAAATATTGAGAAAAATCATCAAAATAAATAAATTGTCCAGGATAAAAACCACTAAATTTATCTGTTAGAGTTTCTGTCACTGTAAGTTTAAACTCTTGAAATCCTGCACCAATCGTTGGATTTGTAGTTAATCCAACTACTTTAAGAATATCTCCAACTTTATACCCAACACCAGGATTGTCCAAATTAAAACCAATAACACTTGAACCAGATCCAACTTGAATTGATACTTTTGCATCAGTTCCAACTCCAGATGAACCACTAGTATACGCAACACCAAGATTGCTGTATGCAAGAGGTAAGTCGATATTTACATATACTGGTGAAGATGAGGTATATCCAATTCCGCCATTAATGATTGAAAGTGACGACAATGTACCACCAACACCAACATTAGCCGTTATAGACGCACCAGAACCAACATTAGACGTAATACTGATGCTTGGAGGTGTTCTATAACCACTACCACCACCTTTTATGGTAATTGAGGTAATTGTCCCTGCAGATGAAACTGATGCTGTTGCTGCTGCTCCAATTAATGGTTGATATCCAAATCCAGTTGTAATTGCAACATTTACAATTTTTCCAGCATTTGGGATACCAGTTAAAAATTTAATAGTATTATTTCCGGGTGTATCAATTGAATAATCTACTTCTGGACCTTGGAAAATATTGTTTATAAGTATAATCGGATTATTGTTAATGTCTGTAGAACTATTTGTGTCTGTATACAATCCAACAACACTATTTCCATTTGATTTTAAATTAAATTGTGTTGCTGCAATTCCAGTAAAATTAGTAGAAATATCATCTAAAATTAAATTTTTATCATTTGGACTTGAAGAATCAAATGCCCTAGAGAATGCTCTACCAGAGAAGAAAGATGATACTTTAAATTGAGGGTCCGTTGATGCTATTGCTGGTCCATATGGTGGAGTAGAAAAATATATTACATCATCTATGATATTAAAATCACCAGTATGAACAGTAACCGCAGAACCTATTGTGTGCCCAGCAGCAACTGTTCCCATAAATGAACGAGTAACATCTATTTTATTTGTAGATCCAATACCAACAGAAATGATTTTTAAAAATTCATTATTAATTTTTAAAATGTCTGATCCTGATACGGAATTAATACCAGAAGAAATGTATATTGCGGTTGACCCAATACCGATTGATGTAGAAAGACCTATTGTAATATTTTTTCGATGAACTGCACTTTGAATTATATTATCTATAGAAATAATTACATTTTCATTTGGATTTTTAAAACTAAATGATTGAGTTCCAGAACCATATGAAACTAAATTAAAAGGAGTCGAAATTGTTGTAGATAATCCACAAAGTTGAAAATTATTTACGTCAATTTTACGAACAAAAACATTTGATGGTAGTTTTTTAGTTCCCAGTAATGTCGGAGAAAGGTAAACATTATCTGCAGGTGTAGATCCACCAATATAAGTTCCAGCAATTGATATCTGGTCAGTTGATGCATAACCAGAACCACCATTCACTACAGACACTAAACTAATATCTAGATTTGCATTTCTGAATACATTAAAAATCGCACCTGTACCTATTCCACTAGAAGAAGAAGGCACATTATTGTAAGTCGCATTTGCAGATCCGGATCTGGTAGATGATAGTTTAGATATTGTAAAATACAGATTATTGGTGGGTGTTGCCCCACCCATATATGTTCCAGCAATTGAAATTTGTTGCCCTACAGAATATACACTTCCACCATCAATTAACTGTATTGATGTACTTAATGGTATTCCAGTACCACCACTATAAGTGATAAGAACTTGAAATAGTGCTCCTGTACCAATTCCAGTATTTACTTGTCCGGGAATAGGATTACCAAATCCAAAATATTGAATAACAGGACCAGGGGGAGATATAGTAGTGCTAATTCCAGTAACAATTCCAGTATATGGGACATAATTATTATATCCATTTTCATATATTGCACTTCCTATTCCTGCTCCCACATTTATTAGTATATCAAGAGTTCCCGTTGCATATGATGTGGTAGCAATGCCTATAGTTGTCCCAACTCCAGAATTGTAAATTATTTCTTGCCCAGATTGAAATCCATGATTTGGGATAATAAATTTATCATTTGATAAATCGACAATTGTACTAGCAGATCCAACAAATTCTCTATAAAATAATGAATTTTCCGAACTTTTAAGTTTAAATGAAGACAAACCAACGATTGTTCCTCCAATTGTGCTAGTAATTCCTGTAAATTGTGAACTAATATCATCAATTGATGAAACTTTATTGGTCTTATTTAATATAAAAGTCCTCAAAGCAGTTCCTTCTGGGAAATAAATCCTTTCTACGGATTCGTCATCTAACACATCTTCTTCATATACCATCGAAAAATTATGTTTTGTATATAAAGAATCAAAGCTATCCATATTTACAAGTAATGTTGTTTCCGATGATGCAACAGAAACTTTCATATTTGTAGATTTAGCAATTCCAAGATTAACTGGGCCACTGGTGGGTATTCCAATTATATTTAAATCTGAAAATTCTTTAAATCCAGATGGGTGTATAATTGATTTTACAGATTCTTTCCAAGTTGAGTATGGTATTTCGCTTTTAATTGAATATGAGAATTTTTGATAATAATTATTATCTGATATTCTTTGCTGATAATCGTTCAAAAAACCAACTTTGTCTCCAAAATTATTAATTTTGTCTCTAGAAACTCCTAAAGATGCAGAAAGATTAAATATAGATACAAATTTTACTACTCCATTTAATTTTGAATTTTCCCCATAAAGTTTATCACCAACATTTAACACTCCTTTAGCGTTTATTAATCTTAATTGATTTATGTCATTATCCCAACCATCTTCCATTACTTGTGCTGAAAAATTAGTAGATGATACTTTTTCTCCAGAAAAATATTGGGCATCATCAATTATATTCATTTTAAATTCAGCCATATCTTTTTTATTGACAACATAACCAAGAGTAAAATCTGAATTATATTCACCAAATGAATTTGTTTGCAAACCATTCATATTATAGTTTATAGTTCTATTTGTTGTGTTTATTCCTGTTACTGTAAAAAAGTTATACCCATAATCTTTTGAATTAAAATTAGCAGAAGATGCAGATCCTACAGTCAATCTACATTTTTCAATAAAAATATTATCACCTACTACAAATGGAAATTCTGTTATTGTTGACCCATATCCAATTGCGATTGGTTCAAATAAAATAGGATCATTTACTAATTCTATTGTTCCATTTCCTGTGATATGATTTGCATATATTTGATCAATTTCATATCCATTTGAATTATTGTATGGAACAATTCTGAGCGGATCTTTCAAATTAAAAACATTTTTTACTATTTTTACATCAATTACAGACCCACCTTGAATTTTAGATGTCAATTCTAATTGATCATTTCCAATAACTTTTAATCTTGGTGATGTATTATAATTTTTTCCTCCTGTCAAAATACCAATAGATTCTACTCTAGATATTTCTTTAATAATGCAAATAGCAGGAACACTCAATTGTGGCAGTATAGTAGGATCTGTTGGATAATCAAATCCATCTTTAATTCTATCAAATGATAATATTTTACCAATTTCGGATGAAACTGGATACAATATTGCATTTTTTCCAGAAGAAGATTTGATATAATCTACAGATGGAAGAATCGAATACGATTTTCCTTTTGAATTAATTCTAATTTGTGATATTTGTCCAGTTGTGTTTTTTGAATTTGTATCATAAAAAACTGAAGAAATTCCTGATACCTGAGTGTATTCTGTATATTCTGGTTTTTTATTTAAATTAAATTTAAAAGAATTGGTTCCAATACCAATAATAGATTGTTCATTTGATAAATTGCTTGGCAGAATGTCAATTCGATTAAAACCAAAAACTTCTTTATCCGTAGATAATTGATTTTTTTCTACATCATTGGATGACGTAATAAAATTATAGTAAAGATTTGCAGGAATTGATCTATCATTAGTTTGTAGTGTTATATTTGTAGATGTTCTTTGAATTGCAAATTGATTTGTTTCTTTTTTATCAATTTCAAACTGTTTTTTGAAATCTTGATCTATATAAAATCTTAAATCAATATCCAATAATGTTGGATCGGATATATCAAATACTATTATATTTCCTTTTGAAAATGATAGTGGTGGATTTATAAGAGCAATATTTTGAGTACCAATTCCAGCATTAGAAAATGATATCCCCAATCCAATAGTCACGTCATAAGAATATTTACAAAGTTGTATTTTATCTGGGTGTTCTTTTAACACATAATAAACTGATTCATTTTCTAAACCACCAATAGCAGTAGTTCCAGAATAATAAACAATTTTATCTCCATTTTTTAATATATTAGAACCAATATCAATTGTTGATGTAGAACCAATAGAAACTTTTGATGTAGAAAAACCTATAAGATCGGTTGTAATTTTTCTATTTTTTTCATCAAATCTAAAAGATACATTTTCTGTTCTTGATGGTATAATTGTAAATTTAATTTTATCTCCATCAATTAAATTGTGAGGTTCTGAAGTAGTCACAATTCCAGAATAATTTTCAACTCTTGCAGTTACTGTTTGATATGTAGTTCGAATTGAATGAGAATAACCAACATTTGAATTGTAAGTAAAATATAAAGAATTTAAAGTACTCCCAATTCCAACTGAGGTAGTAAAACCTAATGTAGATATTCCCAGATAATTATTTCCAAAATTTACAGCATATATTGTTTGATTCTGCGTTAAACTAAATGCAGAAGAAGGATTGTTGTCATACACACTCAATCCTATACCAGCAGAATAATTATAAATCAATTGTTGTCCAGTATAAAATTTATGATTTGGAATATAAATCGATTTTGATGGAACAAATTTATTTACGGTAGTGCTTGTTCCAATACCAACAACCGAATAATTAGTTCCAGTAATTCCAAATCCAACACTATTTGTTGGATCAAAATATATCATTTCATTTTCTGGCAAAAATGATGAAATTGGATTAATTTCAGTAAATTGAAACTTTTTGGGAAGTAATCTTACACTTTCAATTCCTGCAGTATGAATTCCACCAGAAGAAGATCTATTGACCAATAACTGTGATGTTTCTGGTATGATATTTGTAATGGTTAATATTTCTGTTCCAATTTGAATTGAATCGTTAACTTCAAAACCAAAAATATCTGTGACATTTATATTTGTAGAAATTCCAGTAACACCAACGTTTTGTAAACTAGTCGTCAATCCAGTTACTTTTTGATTTACAATTATAGTTTTTGTGCCTTCAAGTTGATACAGGGATATTGTTGATATTCCTGAAATAATTATTTTATCATTAGATATCAAATTATGTACTGATGAAGTAATTCCTATAATATTATTACCTTTAGTCGTAAATATAACGTCATTGAAAGTAGATACCCCAACAATCATATTTGATATTGTTTTACCATTTACTCTACCAATTTCTGCACTTATTCCTGTTCCTTCTTTTGCTTTTTTAAAATTTATAATATCATTTACACGATAGTCTTCACCCAAAGAATCAATTACAATAGATGTAATTCCGGATTTTTTAATTTGCTTTACTATAAAATCTTGTTTTAAATTTGAAATATTTTTATTTAAAGCATCATATCCAGAATTTTCAGAATCTAAAAAATAATTTCCGAAATTTCTTATTAAATTAAGATTTTTAAAATCTAATTTTTGAGAAAAATTTGGATTAAAATTTTCAATAACTGGCGTATCTTTAAAATATTTTCCAATTACATATGGATATTTTGGAATTAGATTTCCTGTAACTAAATCATGAGTTGCAAAGTAAGCATATGTTCCATATGGATACTCCGGAGTTATACAAAATCTTCCATTATATTGATCCAAATCTCCAGAATTATTAAACTTATAATCGTTTACAAAAAAACCAATCTCAAAAGAATTTGGTCTTAACGAAGAAGAAATAATTGGATCTTCTATATAACTAGAATTAATTAATTTAATACTAGTATCAGTTAAACTTGCATATCCATATGGTCCATAAATCGGATTTCCATCATAAGACCATCCAATAATTGGGCTATGCGAAGTGTCAATTCCAACTTCAGTATTATTATCGTTAATATTATCACCGATATTTTTTCTTAATTTTTTTGGTAGATAAAAATTAATTACTTTCAACTGAAGAGATTGATCAATGCTTGGATATGTTATTGTTTCATCATCCCCACCATAAGATGATATTATATCTTTATTTCTTTTAATTTGATTAATGTTCCACTCAAATACATTTGCAATAAATTGCAAATCTTTTCCTCTTCTAATTGCCTCTATTGTGGTATTTGATTTTTTATATCCAACTCCACCATCAATTATTACAAATGATGTAATTTTTCCATTTGCAATAATAGGTTGGATATTGGCATATTTTCCATCTCCAGAAATTATTATTTCAGTTCCATCATCATATCCCTTTCCAGAAAAAATAATTTGAATGTCAGTAATTGAACCATTTATAATAACAGGTTTCAATAAAGCAGAAGTGATCGGTATTAAATCCACATTGGGTCTTCTGTGGAAATTAATAATATCAGAAGAACCATAAGAACTACCACCATCTTCAATATAAACACTTTCGGCACTTCCAAGTACTATTGGAGTCAATACTGGCGATACAATTGATGTTGAACCTATTCCAGGTATAGATTCAACTTGAATATTAATCGGAGGATATGCAAACGTATGTGTACCAACTCCTAAAGAATTAAATTTAATATATTTTTTATTAATATAATTTAAATTGGTTGATGTAGTTCCAATACCTGCATCAGATAATTTAAATTTATCTTGATCGATAACTGTAATATAGTATTCAATATTGGTAGATAATCCAGATATTGAAGTACCGGTGTTGGAATATTTAATAAAATCTCCATTTCTAAATCCATGATTTTTGGCAAAAATATAATCATCAAATGTGCTAATTCCAGAAATTTGATAATCTAAAGATGGGTATGAAATAGAAGATACTTTAACTAATCTATTTGAATATCCGGAACCTGAATTTTTGACATAAATTTTATTAATAGTTTTTTTACTGTTAAGAGTTCTAAATTCATGAAATCCGGAACTTATTCCGGTAATATTAATAGTATTAATTCCTGATAAAACATCTGATCTATTTTTGTGTAATTTAATTTGTTTTGAATTTATAATATTTACAAAATAATTTGATTTATCATTTAATCCAGGGAGAACCGAATTTCCATTTGAATAATATGTGACTTCTTCATAATTATCAAAATTATGATTATCTATAAATGATATGGTTTCTGTAGATGTATTAATTGCTGTTAAATCTGCTTTAAATTTTGCAATAATTCTTGTTTTTACTAAATTGGATTCTAATACTGCACCAGAACCATTTCCACCAATTAAAGTTATTTTTGGTTTTCTATCATAACCAATTCCTGGGGAATTTATTTTTACTTCTTTTAATGATCCAGAAAGAATTAAATTTGCTTTACATCCAGATCCAATAGAATCACTAATAATTAAATCTGAAGAATTTATCACATCATAATCTTTTCCTGGATTTGTTATTTGAATTGAATCTATTTTTCCGTAATAAATATTTTCATCAAATAAAGTTGGTGAAAATAATTCCACACCATTAACTAACAATCCAATATTTCTATTAAATGTAGTTCGATCATTTTCGTTATCAAAATAATTAATATTTTCAGTTAAATTGAATTTTCTTAATATTTTTTGATCTTTAATTGTTTTATTTTCATAACCAAGTTTGAAAATAAAATCATTAGAAACTCCAGAATATAAATTAATATATTCTTCGGCAAATAAATTAGTATTACTATATGCCAGTGATATGGAATTATTATTAATTTTTTTTACAAAATAAATTCCAGTTTCAATTCCGGCAGAAGTTTTTGAATCATAATAAATTTTATCTCCAGATAATAAATTATGATTAGATATTTCCAAAATTGTAGTTGATCCTGTTCCTGTAGTGATAACATTTCTTTTTGTATTTTTAGACGTAATTGTATAATTCGGAAAACCAGAAGTAGTCACGTATAAATATTTTCCCTCATTATCAATATAAGTATTTTGGACTCCTCCATTTATATTTGATATATCAGTAAAATTTGGAGAATTGGCTTTAGTAATTTTTTTCTTAATTTTTATTATATTGTCTATATTTGGTAATGATTCTATAATAATCGTGGTTGATGATTCGATAGTTTTAACTATAGCATCAATATCTACATTTAATACATCAGAAATATAAATTTGATCATTTTTATAAAGTTTAACGTTGTCTTTTAATATTATTCTATAATTGTTATTGCCAATTGATGTTATTCCACTTATATTATGATATGTTGGTATATTATAAATCCAACTATCAAATTTTATATTTCCTGATAAGTTTTTTCCAAAAGAACTGAGTGATATTTTATCTCCAATTTTTAATCCAGAAGAAGTTTTAGTATCAATTTTATCAATTACACTAATAACTCTAAATTCGTTTAATGATGTATCTGATTGATCATATGCATATGCTAATTTTTTTTCATAAATAAAATCTCCAAAATTTAAATTTTGACTAATGCCAGAAACATTTAAAAATTGAGTGCTTGTTTTGTCTGTATAATTTAAAGTTAATTCGGTTAAATTTGATTTTTGGGCAATAATTGTTCCTGATTGTGCAAATCCAACTGTAGAATCAACAGTAATTGTATTATTTGATGCAGGAACAGTTTCAATTACTTTAGTAGATCCTGTAATTTCAAAATCACCAGTAAAAGAGGTAGAATCTAAAGATATTTCATAAAAATCTTTACCTTGTATTGGTCTATATTCAATATTATAGATAGAGGCAGAAACTGTACCAATTCCACTTATAAATTGATTTAATGTTGTTCCTTTTAATGAAGTGATATTTTTTCCAGAAATTTTTTCAACTAAAATGTTTTTTGTTACAAAATAATTATTATCAGATGGCCTCAACATATATTCTTGAGGATTTATTGTTTCTATTTCTGTTCCATATAAAATTGAAAAAAGAATTTTAAAAGACTGTGCTGTTCCTTTTGAAGAATAAAAATCTTTTGCTCTTGATAAAATATTTTGTAAAGAAATTTCTGGAGTAAATTTTCTTTCCTCAAAACCAGGCAAAAACTGATATTTAAATTTTTTAAATATTTCAAAAAAGAATATAAAATTTAAATTTTGCAAAGAACTTCCAGATGTATGCTCTGATGCTTCAGTAATTGAAAAATTTAAAAATTCTGGATTATTGTTTCTTTGTAAACTATCAATTCCACTAAATCCACGAATACAACCCAAAAATGAATTTGAAGTTTTTGAGGTATAAGTAATAATTTCATCATTAATTTTAATTAATCCATATTTACTTGGATATCCAATTGTATGTGATACTAAAATAGTATCATCAAAGGATAAAATATTAGAAGTTAATATAGATGGAAGATTTAAATCTATTAATGTTTCATTGTTAAAATTTTGTATTTTTTTATATTTTTGAATATTAGATGATAAATCAACTATTCCAGTTTGATGTTCCTGTGATGTATAATATTGATTTAAAAATTCTTGAAAAATTGGAGATTCTTCATTCAAAAATTCAGGAATTTGTGAATCTAAAATATGATTGATTTTTATTCTTTTGATTTCCGTCATTTTATCTTGTGTAGTATCCGTTTAAGTAACTCGATGTTGAGGTATAAGAAGTAGCAGAAATATTTTCTCCTGAAGTAATTGTATCCTCTATAGTATTTACTATAGTATTATTGATATCTATTTGTAAATAAATATCTTTCAATGCAATTACATCATTTGATTCTGGTATTGCTTGTATTTCAATTTTATTATTTGGCAATGATGTCGATACAATATTTACTATATTTAATTTAATTTCTCCTTTTAAATAATCAACTGTTCCTGCATCTGAAGATATTATTGTTGGAACATTATCTATAAGTTTAAAAAATAATATTTTTCCATTCATAGAATCAATTGGATCATCAGTTAAATATAAGGTGTCTGCAACATCTTTAATTTTAAATCCTGAAGATTTGATGTTATATTTTCCTGTTTTTTGGTGAAATTTATTCCCAAAACACACCTCATACGTAGCAAATTTATTCATTTCTACTGAAAGATCTCTTCTCATTCTAACTTTAGTAATATTTGAAGTAATTCCTCGATTTGTATTATCGATTAAAGTATTTACTCTACTAAATTTAAATCTTCCCCCAAAACTATTTACATCAGAAGATATAGAATAGGAATTTAAAGTATTTAAAACTTGATTTTTAATTATAACTGGATCTGAAATAAATGCTGGATTATAATAAACAGTAGAATCAATTTCAACATATAGATATTTTAAATCAATAAGTTCTGGTTTAATTCCAGCAATTGAATACTGTTTTAATTTTTTCCTAATATCATTTTTTGTAATTTCTGATAAAAAATTACCATTTCTTGGTTTAATTGAAATAAAAACCTTTCCATATTGTGGGGGATCCAATTCTTCTCCCCCATATGCAGTTACAGAATCTATATTCGAATAAAGATAAGGTATTAAACCTTTATAGTCATTTGCGGTTACGGCTCTATATTGAGAGGCATACACTCTTGGGGCAAGATACTTTACAGAATCTATCGTTTCGATGTCATCTCCATTTTCCGATGAAGACGTTGTTGTAATTAAAGAAATTCCACTTGTAATATTAGTTGAGTTATTATCTTTAATATTTCCAGAAAAAGTAAAGTTTGCAGATCCATCTGCAGATTTTCCATTAGTTACAATATAAGAAATGGAAATTGTGCTACCATGTTCTGGTTTTTTTCCTAAAATATTATCACCAAATAAAATTTCATATTTTTCATCTTCTATTTCTTGAATTAAAAATAATTTTGATGTTTTATTTACATTTAAAATATTTTCATATAATGTATATACTTCAATTGTGCTATTAGACACACTTACACGAATCGTTGAAGTATCTACATTTGAATTTGGTATTAAAAATCTTTGATTTGGTTGGCTGTAATCGACTGTAAATGTTTTTGTTAAGTAGGACCCTTCGTAAATATCTAAATTTTCAAAAAATGCAATATTTGAAGTATTTACAGGAACTGTTACATCAGATGGTATTGAGAATATATAATTACCATCTTGAACTGCGCCCAATGCAAATGGTCCTGCTTTTAATGTTACAGTTCTAGAATTATAAGATGAGGTATCTACAGAAAAACTTATTTTTGCTTTAGATGATTTTTTTGAACGAGGCACATATCCAATATTACGAGCATGAGAAACTACATTTTCTCTTAATGTTGCACTATCTAAAAATGCTTCATTTGCTTGCATATTAGTATTATATGCAGTAATATAGGAATTGTATGCAAGAATATCAATCAGAACGGAAAAATTTGATCCTTCAAAATCAAAATCAGTAAAATTAGAATTTGATCTCAGATAGTCTTTAATCTGAGTACGTAAATCATTAAAATCTAAATTAGTAAATTGATTGAATGACATTATACCCTAGTTGGTTGTAAGATAAACTCTATATTTTGAGTTGGAAATGGTAGTCCAACAATATCATAAGTAATTTTAATGTTTAAATCATTTGTATCATCTGGATTTTCAATTTCAACACTGCGTAATAATATTCTTAATTCGAAATTATTCAATAAGGTTGTGATTTCTTCTTCTAAAAAAGAGAATACATCAGAATTTCCTATTTCAAATAATGTATCATCAACTGATGTTCCTATTAGATTATTAAAAAACCTTTCATTTAAACGAGTCCTAACAAGATTAATAACAGATTTTTTAATTGCATCTTCATTTTTAAGTATTGTTATATCATTAGTAACTGGATGTTTCGCAAAAGATAAACTGATATCTTTAAAACTACGAGAAATTGTTACTGCCATTCATTTGTTTTTCGCCTTTATATATCTATAATACTTTTTTCCAAGTTTTTCCATAATTTGGTTCCGTTCCATATTCCCAATCATCATAATCTTCATCATTACGAATTTTTTCATGAAGATCGGTTTGTTTTTTTAAATTATGATTGGGTGCCAAATCATGCATAATTTCTTGAATGATTCTTTTTGGAGGTTCTGTTTTATAATCCGTAATCAAATGCGTAGTTCCCCACATTTGACGCATATATTCTTTGTCTCTATCGACTGATAAATTGGACATTTTTCTCCTGTTTTAAAAATAAAACAGAACTTTTATGATGGAGGTTTCTATCTCCAAATATATTTAACGATTTAGATTTCTGATTTTATAATTGTATGAATTAAAATATTTTAAAAGTTCAATTGCAACAATTTTTGGATTTCCTTCTCCACAAGTATAAATGTCAATTGCAATGCATCCTTTTTCTGGCCATGTATGCGCCGAAAAATGACTTTCTGATAGTGCAATTACGATAGTAAGACCTTGTGGTTCAAATTTATGAGTAAAGATATTTAAAATAGTCATCTTTGCACGAGAAATCCCCCTTTGGATTACTTCCAATAGAGGGATTGTATCATTTAACAAATTATATTCAATATCATATACCTCTAATAAGAGGTGATTGCCCATAGAAAATTGTTCCAATAATTATGATACTAAAAAAATTATTTATTTTAATTTAAATTTGTAATTTCATACATGTAATGATTAGATGTTTCTATTTTTCTTTTATTTTCTACGGAATATAAATTCATATCAATCTCATATCCAGGATTTTTGTCTATTCTATTGAATGTCCAGGCACTATCATACCATATAATTCTATTATTTGGGTATGCATAGTAATTTCCAGTTTCCATCTTGAACAAATGAGCACATTTATGTTCAGGAGTCTCTGAATAATTAAAGTCCGTCATTGCCTTATTCTCAAATCCCCAGTCAAGAGTGAACATATACTCACCTTGAACTTTAGTATTATCAGGACGAATAAGTTCTGCACTCAATCCAGCAAGACGATTCCTTCGTTGAACATCCACATAAGAAGAGAAACAATCCCAATACATAATATCTTCCAATGGTTCAATTGGTGCATCTGATTTCCAACAAAAGGCATGAAGAGGTCTACGAGTCCAATTTACACCATTTTCAAGAAATGCCTCAAACAAAGGAACTCTTTTTTCAATACTAGCAACACAATGCACATCACATTTGGTTACTTCGCCATGCCCCTTTATATGATTAAAAAGAAACTCATTACGAATATAACAACTCCAATCTGGAAGGCTGTGATTTAGATAAGCCATTTTTATCCTTTACCTTGACCTCTATATTTTTTTCGAGCGGAATTTCGACTTGTCTTCGAATACTTTGTATTCTTTCCTTGTCCTTGAAGTGTATTCTTAGGTGTACTATCAATCTTTTGATCTTTTTTATTTAGTGCCATTTTAATTTTTTCTCCTTTTTTGTTCAAAAAACGGTTTTTGACGGGATTTTTGCGTAAGTTTTATAAGAATGTTATAAGAAGCAGTTCCTATAACATCTCTGAGATATAGAAAAATACCTCTATAAGACTTGTTTAAATCTCATAGAGGTATTCTAAGTTAAACCACTGAAAACGTCAAGAAATGCCTGAGAGATAATGCTCAGATAACTCTCATCTTTTCATGTCCGACACGAATCTGTGGATCACACCAAATTTCAAATCCTTCTTCTTTTGCATCAAGACAGAAAGAAACATCTTCTCCGCACATATCTTGCACTTCGCCAGATTCAAAGACTTGCATCTTAGGAGCAAACCAAGGATATTCAAGTTTTTCAAATACTCCTTTTTTAATCAGTACCCAACCAAATCCTGTATAATCAACTGTAAATGGCTTGCGCCTCTTGCTCATTGTATCTCCAGTTTCATGATTCATGACTCCTCCATTGCCCCTAAAATCGTCCTCCTCTAACCAATGAGCAACTGAGGTAGTATGACCATCTTCAGTCATATACCACCCTGCTGCAATGTCTTTATCCATTGCTACAAGACGATAAAACTTTTCTGTATCAAATACGATATCACTATCAATCCAAAGTTGATAATCATAATTCAATTTTCCATCCCATGGAACTTGTTTTGGTCCCCTGAGAACATTTGCACCTAAACATTTGCAACGTGCAAAGTTTACCATGGAAGAATAATCCTGTGATATTTGAATGCTTGCACCATTCTGCACAAGATCAAAACATAACTGAACAAAATTCTTTAAATATGTATATGATACTCCACGACCTGGAAGACAAAATACAACCGATTTTCCTTTAATTAATTCTTTAGCTGCCTGTAAATTAAAATCATCTGTTGATGATGTACTTAATGGTGCCTTTGCTTTAACTGTAAATCCTTTTGCCATAAAAATTGAAATAGTAACGTTTACATTCTACCACCACAAATCAAATTTTGCAAGGTGGATTTGTTTTATTTAGTGTAACTTCAATGTCCTTGTCATTCCCCCCAGAAGTCCATACAAGTCCTCTGATAAGTTTCAGATTCTTCTGTAAATCATTCTGAGGGATTTGACTTAATATACTTATGCCTTTTACATCAATATTATAAGTATTCATCTTCTTCGACTTTTCGAAGTAATTCTGTGAGTTCTTCTTTTAGTGAATTGTTAATTACCAATACCTTATCTGTGTCCAACCTATGTCGAATTGTATCAATTAGTAAATCTTTTTCAAATTCGTCAAATTCTAATTTCATTTTTTTTTGTTTTGGGTCTTCAAAAATTATATAGGCATTGTGATACTTTGATTTGTGCGATATTATGAGAGAAACCTTTTTTTGTGTATTTTTTCCCTCCGAAATTTTTTATAAAAGAGGGGAAACACTTATGCAATTTGAAACGGACTCGTAATCACTCTCTCGTTTTTGGTCCGTTGTAGGTTAGGGTAGTTATGCGTTTTTACTTTAGGCATCGGTTTATAATAACAAACAAACAACGTTGAATATAACTGTCCAAACAGTGCTGTATAATAATATACACGAACTACAAAATATTGGTTATTATTCTAAATTGATTGATATTAATATAAACTATACCCAGGGTATGTAAAATAACTGTACCGGGGGTATCATAATTAGAAGAACTGAGAGTTTTCCACAGGACGATAAAGGTTTTCCACAGGTAAACGAAGAGTTTTCCACAGGTATTCCACAATCTTATGAGGTTTTCCACAGGTTTGTGTAGTTTTCCACAGGTAAACGAAGAGTTTTCCACAGGTTTATGAGAGTTTTCCACAGGGCAATTCTTATAAACCCTTGCAAACACTACAACTACTTCTAAATCTGTGGAAAACTATTACAACGAACAGTTCTTATACTCTATACTACCACGAACAACCTGTGGAAAACTACTTTTCCACAGGACGAAGTAGTATCATACTCACAGATA